CGCACAAGCCATCGCGATCATCGAAGCGTCGAACGGTCAAGCGTTCGCAGCCAAGGAAGCTGAAAAGGCCCGTCTGGCAGCCGCAGCCAAGAAGGTCGCAGCGAAGAAGAAGGTGAAGGCTTCGGAAGAAGACGAAGCCCTCGAATCGCTGGTCGGTGACCTCGACGAACTCGACACCGACGCGGGTGACGCAGTCGAAGACGAAGTTGAACTCGACGAAGTCGAAGCATCGGATGAAACGGACGAGGAAGAAGACGCTGGCGACGACGAAGTCGAAGCACCGTCGGAAGCTTTCGCCTCGGCGCTGGCCTCGATGGTCAAGCGCGCCGCCAAGTAAGTTCGCGCACGCGCAGTAAAAGACAGAGGCCCGCCGGTGATTGTGCCGCCGGGCCTCTTCCGTTTGTGCGGTATATTCCGGAGCTCTTCCTATGTCGGAAATGCAGGCAATCCAGACAATCGATCACATGGTGCTTGCTGGATTCCAACAGCGTTTCCAGCAAGTGTTCAACTGCCCCTGCCTGTTCATCAACGCTAACGATAAGACGCGCATCCTGCAGAAGGTGTTTGGCGAAGGTCAGCCGATCACGTATCCGTATGCGTACTTCGTCGTTCAGTCGATGGGCGCTAACAATGAGTCCTACAACGCGCACGTGATGGCACGCCGCGGACTGGTTGTGAACGTAGCAGCGAATGACCTACTGCAGACGGTTCGGGTTGTGCCTACGAACTTCGTTATCGAGGTATCGTATGTCACCAACAAGTTCGAGTCGGTGGAACAGGGTTCGGTGTTAGCGTTCGTGCGTCGGTGGTTGCTGGCGCGACGGGTGGGTTACCTGAAGTTCAGCATCAACTACGGGCGACTGCAGTTTGGTATCAGTCACACGCTGGAAGAATCTGTGAACATCCCCCAACGGGAGAATGTCACTGAGAGCGAAACGTCTTACGTCATTACCACCTCCGTCACCACTCACGGTTACGTAAGTGAGCCGGTCCTTGGCCGACAAGGCAAGGTGACGGAAATCCGGCAGAACACCTCGGTTGGACTGCCCGGAACGGTAGTGTCCACGCAGTTTTCCGAGTTCCCGAAACAGTCCTAGGAGTAAATCGCATGGCTACGAAGGTTATCAATACCGGCCGTGTTCCTCTTCAAGTCGGCATCATTCTGGAAGACGGCACCAAGTCGTCTATCCGTGTGATGGGTCGCGGTCGTCCTGATCTGGCGGAAGGTGTGACCGTCGATCCGAACTGGCTGGTACTGCACGGCGGCGACGTCCGTGTGGTGGAAGAGAAGTCGATTCAAGTGGCCGAAGTCGCCACGCAGATCGACAACACGAAGAAAGACACGGCCCCGGCAGCAACGACTGCCACGCCGTCCACCGTCGAAACCCCGGCTGCGACCGTCACTGCTAAGGAGGACAAGCAATGACTATCTCGGCAAAGCAAGGTTCGAAGGTAATCGTACAGGAAATCAACCTGTCGCAAGTGATCACCAGTGCTTCCACCTCGGTGGTTGCTCAAGTGGTCGTCGCCAAACAAGGCCGTACCATCCCGGTCCAGTTCACCAACGCGCAAGACTATCTGGCGGAGTACGGTAATCCGAACGCTCAGGTCAGCTTCGACGTGTATTGCGGACTCGACTACTTCGGCGAAGGCAATCAGCTGTGGGGTCTGCGCGTTGCTGGCACGGGCGCTCTGTACTCGGCACTGCTGATGTACACCGACGGTTCGGCTACGCATCTGCTGCCGATCGCCGCAGGTGTGGTTGACCCGACCAAGCCCAACTGGACGGCCATCCTCCCGAGCGGCGCGCAGAACGAAGCAATCGCGTTGTTCTACCCGAACAAGGGTCCGGGTTCGTACGGCGACAACGTAGCGCTGTCGATCACCAGCAACAATATCGCGACGCCGACGGGTTTCGCCGTGACCTCGGCAGCGACGGGCGGTACGCTGGTTCCGGCCACGTATCAGTACCAGATCTCCAGCGTGTCGCTCACGGGCGAGACTCTGGCAACCAATCCGGCGCAAGTCGTGATCGGCGGCGCGGCAGTAACGAACGTCGTGAATCTGTCGTGGACAGCGGATCCGCAAGCAATCGGGTACAACATCTACGGTCGCGTAGGTGCGGGCGTTGGCCTACTCGCTCAAGTTGGTCAGGGCGTGACCACGTTCACGGATACCGGCGCGCTGACTCCGGATACCACCAAGACTCCGGTGGTGAGCCCGGCTAACGCAGCACAGCCGCTCCCGACGTTCGGCCTCAACGTGTTCGACACGACGCAGTCCACGTCGTACCCGGTGGAACAGTTCAGCGTGTCGCTGGATGACTTCACCGACAGCACGGGCACCGAAACGGAACTGGAACAACGCATCAACCCGTTCTCGACGTACATCCAAGTGACCTCGAATGTGCCGGCTCTGCTGGACACACCGGCAGTCACGACGACGTCGCTGACTTCGATGAAGGGCGGTGACAGCGGTGCGGCTCCGACGAGCTTCCAAGTTGCGGCAGCGTGGAACACCTTCAGCAACAAGCAACTGTACGCGGTCAACATCCTGCTCAACTCGGGTCACGCAGATCCGACGGTGCAGTTGGCGATGGATACGTTGGCGCAGAAGCGTGGTGACTGCGTGGCAATGCTCGACATCCCGTCGGCAAGCCAACAGTTCCAGCAAGCGATCAACTACCGGAACCTCAACCTGAATCTGAATTCCACGTACTCGGCGCTGTTCGCACCCGACGTGCTGGAAGCGGATACGATCAACGGCAAGCAACAGTATGTGCCGTTCTCGGGATGGGCGGCAGCACTGTGCGCTCGTACCGATCGGGTTGCCAACCCGTCGTTCTCGATCGCTGGTCTGAATCGCGGTTTGCTCAACGTGCTGAAGACGCGCTACACCTACGACGACGGCCAAGCGGACGCTCTGTTCAACGCGCAAGTCAACTACACCAAGACCTTCATCGGTCAAGGTATCGCGCTGTGGGAACAACAGACGTGTGCTGCGCAGTTCTCGGCGCTGTCGTGGGTTTCGGTTCGCCGTATCGTCAACGTGATCAAGGTCGCGCTGTATCAGTTCTTGCTGTATTCGCTGCAAGAGCCGAACGACGACTTCCTGGGTCGCCAGATCGTTAGCTCGTGCTCGGATTATCTGCAGTCGATCCAGAACGCGCGCGGCATCTCGAGCTACACGGTGATCTCCGACAGCCAGAACAACTCGGCGCAGGACTTCAACAGCGGCGTCCGTAACGTGACGGTCATCATCGTCCCGACGATCCCGACGCACATCATCAACTTGCAAGTCGTGATCAGCAAGCAAGGTGTGTCGTTCACGGAAGCCCTGTCGCAAGTCAATCCGGGCTAAAGCTGTAACCAACGAGGCGACAGTGCTAGTACAGGCTGTCGCCTTGTAGACTAAGAGGTGACTCAGATGGGATTCAAACTCAACGCAGCAACGCGCCTTAGTGCTGATACCGAAACCAGCAAGGACGGTAAAGCAGTCAGCCCGGCGAATGGTTTCCGCGAGCAGAACGAGGACAACCTGAAGGACCGACAGCAAGACAGCCAGAAGTCGGTCGATGAAAAGCCCAAAGCCGAAACCACGGCGGATGCTGAGGGTGACGACGGCGCGAGCACTGGTGATACAACTATCACCCTGGACATTCCGCAGGACAACGACGACGATATGAGCTCGATCGACGCTGTGGTAACGGCCGCAGTTAAACGACTGCACGCTGAGCAAGAAGTCGAAGCGGACGCCGACCCGAAGCTCTTCAACATGGCAAACCAACCGATGGGGCCAATGGCATGATCATCAATGCGGCTACCCGCCTCAAGGCGTCGGAATACGAGGTCAAGCTGCACAAAGCTTCTGATCTATTCACCCGATTGAACGCGGTCTTCCGCAACAAGCTGTCGCTGAACAAAGTCGACGCTTCGATCTGCGTGAAGGACGTCAGCGTGGTGCTGGTCCTCAAAGCGTTGCAGCGCATGGGTTACGACCTACGTGCTCGCGGCGACAGTGAAGCGGCACACATCTTGTCGCTCAACGGCACGCCTGAACTGCAAGTACAATCGCCCCGCGAGGATTGGGACCCGGTTATCAGTTTCGTCTGAGACCCGTTGCAGCAATCCCAATTTGACGGTGTCTTCGACAAACAGACATACTAAGGAGTATCACAATGGCTCGTTCCAGCTTGTATGATGCACAAGCAGTGGCGGACCCGGCTCAGAGTTGGAACTTCGACTTGTTCCTTCCGGCAATCCCGGGTTCGTCGGATACCCGTGCTCTCACGTGGAAGTGCATGTCCACGGGTCTGCCCGGTTTCCAAATCGAAAAGGTCGCAGTTCCGCTGCACGGCGTGGAGTTGCAGTACGCTGGCCGCAAGACCTTCAGCCACAGCTTCCAGTCGGTGTTCATGGAAGCCTCGGACTGGTCGACCCGTTCACAGTTCTACGCTTGGTCCGAAGCTACTCGCTCCTGGGTCAACAACAGCGGCACGTTCGCCAGCGCCTACAAGGTGAATGCGCAGATCGTGGTCTACAACGACCTGCCGCAAGTCGCACGCACGATCAACGTGTGGGGTCTGTGGCCCGAACAGATCGCTGACGTAGCGCTGGACGGTGCGAACTCGACGCTGGTCACGCTCGACATCACGTGGTCGTTCGACTACGTAACGGATGCTTGATCATGATCGTCACCTCGGCGGCATCCCGTCTGGTGGCGGCAACCCACTCGTTTGCGTTTGAAGTGCGTATCCTTGACGACAACGGCCAGCACGGCGTTTTCCGAAAGACTGTAGACGCAGCAACGCGCGGAGCCGCCTGGATAAAGCTGACCAAGGATCTCAAGAGTATGAAGGTCCTGGAGTCGGTCTACCAAATCACGAGCACACCATGAAAACCCGACTGCACGCTGCACGTCGGTTGGTAGTTGCAGAAGGGGAGTGGTTCCACGCGATGGAACCCGAGATGCAGAAGCAGTATCTGGAAGAGCATCCGGGTAGTAAGTACGCGAAGGATCACACGTCAACGGCACCGGCCAATCCGAAGGCGCTACCTGCGCCCACTCAGAAACCGAAGTCTGAAGTAAAACCTGCTAGTCCGAAGCCGACGCCCGAAGAAGTCAAGAAGGTGTCACCGAAGGCGAAGGCCGCAGGTAGCAAGGAACGTGTTGACAGCGCTAAGAAGCTGAAGGCAACAGCTCCTGGTCTGGCGTCCCAGTTGATCGGCGGCGTCAAGGATTTCGGCCACGATCTGAGTGCAGTTGGCAACTTCCTGAATGGTCACCCCGAGCATGGTGACATGAAGCGTGTTGGTTCGATGCTGGTCACACTTCTAGGCACGGGCGCAATGATGACGGCTCTGGGTGCAACTGGCCCCGTCGGCTTTCTGGCGTTCATGGCACTGAAGAAGTTGGCGCTTCCCGAGTTGGTTGGATGCGCGAAGAGCGTGTACAAGGGAACCAAGCGTCAGTTCGCACCTGCGGATCGGTCCAAGATGTTGCCGGAGTATCAGGATGCGTGTGTTCGTTTGCTGGCTGCTTCTAAGCAAGATCAAGAAACGTTGCTGGAACTGATTGAGCTTCTCGCTGACATGGTTGCTCACGGGGAAATCCCGCAATCGGCTCTCGACGAAGCGCAAGCAGAACTGGAAGCCACGCACAAGAAGTAATTTGAAGTTACACCCAATGAGTGCGATCCCGTGCTCTAGAGGTTCACAATCGCAATCCACCTTTCTCAATAAGGACAGTATCATGCAAACCGTAGCTCTTACCGATTTCGAAATGAAGAGCGAGACGCTCGCCAAGGTGATGGTCTCGTTCACGGGCCGCTTCAACAAGGACAGCATCCGTGCTGCTCTGCTCGAAAAGCTGAACGGTCTGGCAGCTCCCGTCGAGAACAGCTTCCGCATGGTGAAGGCACACAGCGCGGGCGGCGTGGCCGTGGGCTTCCTTCGCGCCAACAAGGAAGTTCGTGTGGTCGAGAACGAAAACGAACTGCGCGCATCGTACCGCGTGATGAGCTCGAACATCCTGATGGACAACGCAGACAAGTCGCTGTGGGCTGTCAAGGAAGGTCGCGCTGGTAAGTACCTCGCACGCCACGGCAACGAAGATCTGTCGGAACTCGTGAGCGCCAGCCTCAATCGCCGCGCCGATGTGCCGGGTCTGCGTCATCTGTCGGTTGCCAAGGCAGCAGCCGGTGAGTTCGTAGCATTCGTCGGCAAGACTGGCGACATGGACTACGGCTTCGCAGTGCGCGCCAACGCCGACAAGGTGCAAGTCATCAGCCACACGACGCACACCCCGATGGTTGTTTCGTACGACATGGTCGCTTCGATCTGTCAAGTGCCGGTGCCGCGTGAGTTCGCGAAGCAGATGACGAAGGCTGGCATCAGCCGCGCGGACAAGGACCAAGCCAACGAATACTGGCGCAAGCTGTATTCGTACGACACGGCGTACATGAACGACGTGATCGAGCAAGTCAACGAAGACACCGTCGCGTAATCCGAAAGCGCACCAACGTCAAAAGCCCCGCCAGACTAATCATCTGAGCGGGGCTTTTGATTTACTGCAGTCGGTCCCAGAATTCCTGACCATACTGCTCGACGAAGGCTTCCTTCTGTGCATCGTACAGCTTGTCGGCACGCTTGCGATCACGGTTCTCGAGAGCCTCATGCAACATCGTACCGGGACCTACTGCCAGTCCACGATACAGATAGCCGTTCTTGATACGAGGGTGACGTGCGATCGGATGGGGTTGTGCCTTCCGTACTCGCTCCGCCTCGGCCGTTTGAACATCATCCATAAACACTCCGTTTTCCATGTGATGGTCGGCTCATGGGCAAACACCCATTTGAGCTATTTTAGCGTTGTCACGCATAGACAGGGACGTCCTCAGCGTGACGCTGTGACCGCTATTCAGACATCCGCCTCGGCCAAGTTGGGTATGTTCCGTTTCTTGGGGCGCTGCGTCTTATCCGAGTAGTCGGAACCCTTACCGCTCTTGCCGCCTTCAGGCTTCTTCTCGTCATCAGCGGCACCAAGGCTATCGTCCTGCGGCATGTCCTCCACCCGCATGTACTCGTAGACCATCTTGACGCGGAACGGGAAGGCCAAGCTGTTACGCGACTTGGGTTGTTCGACCAGCGTCTCGCCAGTTTCCTTCGACTCCTTGGTCGCCACCCAGATCCACGAGTTGGAACTGTGCTCGGAGATCGCCCGGCTGTACCGGATCTTGCCGTCGTCAGCCACCTGACACAGCAGGATGTTCACCCGGTTCTCGACTTCGGCGTTGATCTTCGAGTATCGGGCAACCGCACCCAACGCCCGCCACATATCGTCGCCATCCACGCCCTTCAGCAGTGAGATGTAGTCGATGATAGTGACGTCGCAGTCATACGCGCTAGTTGCCGCGTACACTTCCTCGATCGTCATATCTTCCTGCGGCTTGAAGATAGTGAAGCGTCCACCCTTGGCGAACACCTTCTTCTCCCACATCCGCTGCCGCTTGTACACCAGATCCTTCTCGCCAGTAGCTAGGCGCTGCAACAGGATCTTCGTGAGATTGGTCTTCGTGACGTTAGCCATGATACGACCAGTCATCTCACGCTTACTCATTTCCAACGGAACCAGCAGGACCTTGTAACCCATAGCCGCCATGTTGACGGCCATCGCCG